ACCCATATATAAATGTCCTATGAGTTTACGCAGTGCTTTTGCCCATCCTTCTTTGCTGTCTTGCACAGTTATGATAGTAGATACATCTTCAATAACCTCAGGAATGTCTGGAAGCTTACTTACATAATGTCTTTCAACAGAAAAACCTACACCTGTACCACACAATAGTATATACATAGCTTCATCAAAAGACTTAGGGTCATCAACAGGAAGATAGCTACAGTTATACCCTGCTGTGTTGTCTCTTTCAAGAGCAGGTCCTGCAGTCATTAAGGCTCTCATGGACGGCATAACTTCTAGTTTAGTTATAGCATTTTTTAGCTCTGTTAAAGGTAGGTTACCCAAGACCTTTGTTGATAGAAAATCTATGTATCTACCTACTGTCTCCTCCCACGTTTCTCTTCTGTTTTCATCAGGTAGCCATCTAGCATACCTAGAGATAGCTATAAATGATTGGTAGTCTGTTGGTAGTGTGCTGTTCATCTGTTATCCCCTGATCCATGTATTTTATTTCTATCTCGTCTGTCGTGTAGCTTTGCTAGGTTTACTGTAGCCACTGTCTGTAGATCCGTACCAATGTAGTTAGCTAAAGCGGTAACATAGAATAGTACATCACCTAACTCTTTCTCAACCTCTACTTTAGAAAACTCTTTATCTCTAACAACTTTCTTAATCTTTTCTGCTACTTCCCCTGCTTCACCCACAAGACCTAGCGTGTTCTCTATAAGTCTATTCTTTTTTTCTGTTACAATTAGTTTCTCTACTTCTTCTCCGTATGACTTCATATTTATTTTTTGTTTAACCATGCTTTTTAATTTTCACTCCTTCTAACTCTATCCCATCAATATCAAATAAGTAATCTTTTAATAAATCTTTTAATGCTTGTTCATCCTGTTCTTTTCCATCATAATTTATAGGTAGTATGTTTTCTTCTTCGTCTACCTCTATTATCATATTTACTGTGAACTTCATTTCTCTAACTCACTAATCATTTTGTTTAAATAAAATATTATCTTTTTTAAGTCTTCTACTGGTACGTCTTTCTTATCCCACCGCCATATATATTTAAAGGCTAGTCCCCACCACGCACAAAGAATAGGCGAGGCAGTTGATCCTGTCATCATGGCTTTCATTGCATCTATGCACTCTACACTCCCATTAGTATAGTGATCTGGGTGATTTACATTATCTTTCATCTTTATTACTCCAATCTACTCTAATAATGTTGTCCTCTTTGTCTACTACTTTAAGGTCTGGTACTTTAGGTGCGTGTTTGTCCAAATAGTAGTGCAACGTCTTTCTAAACTCCGAATCTGTGTCCATCATTCTAACAACTTCACAGAGGATTGTCAACATATCAACTACACCATCATGTGTATTTTGATCCCATTTGTTATCTGAGTTGTAGGATAGAGAGAATACAGAGTCACCTGTAGATCTACCTAATTTATCTTGATCCAACTTTACCACGAGAGCGTAATCATCTCTGTGGAGTGTCATATTTTTATCTTTTTTTCCCATGAGACTATAGTTTTATCCTTTTTTTACGTTCTGTCAACCATTGTTTTGGCAATTCTTTATGTGCATATAAAAAGCCATGTTTATCACACCAATCAGAGTACCGTGTCTTAGATCCTTTCCTTAAAAAGTTGTTTGCATTTTGAAACAAAAACCTTATGTCTAGGTCAGGATACTGTTCTTGTATTAATAAATGTTTAGTTCTGTCACTGGGTCTTAACCATCCTTTCGCTTCAATAATAATACCATTGTTAAGAATAAAGTCAGGCTTGTAGTGCCTGTGTCGTATAACAGCATATTTAATTCTGATTTCTTCATATCTAACCTTTTGTTTTGCTGATCTTAGCCACTTGGCTACCTCTTCTTCAAACTTGCTTTTTAGCTGTAGCTTCTTCATCTGCAACCTTTACATAATTTATAAGAGGAGGAGAAGATGCCCTAGACACTTTGGAAGGCAGAACTTTAAGGTCTGTCCAACAAGCATCTCTAAAAGAACAGAAACTACACTCTATACCTAGCTTGGTGTTGCCACTAGCCTTACCATAATATGTTTCTGCAATAGGTTCATAACATCTTTCAAACGGCTCATCATCTTCTATATAGGCAATGGTGTCGTCAATCTTTTTAAGCTCTTCGTTCATGTCCATACCGTCTGCATCAACGTACTTAAAGTTTCCGTTAGCTTTGTTGACTGCCCACCAACCTCCTGCTTTTACTCCCCTAGCTTTAGCATACCCTGCAAGCTGTGCAACGTAGCCAAAACTATCCTTACTCTTCATAGTATTAAAATCTACAAACTTATTGTCGTATGCCCAAGGAGATGTAGACTTTACGTCATCTACCTTGTCGTTAAGAACTAAGTCATAACTCCCTTCTATGTCCTTCTTCTTTCTCTTTAAGACTACCTTTTTACTGTCCTCAAACTCTACTTTGGAGGCTCGTAGAAGACCTTTAAACACTGCCTCTACAATATCTCCTAGTATCATATTGATTAAGAAGTAAGGTGAGTCTGATTGTCTTTTCTCAGGGAGGTTCTTTTCAAACCATAGCTGACATTTTTTACGTCCAATGTTGGACATACGAAGTCTAAATGTACGCTTATCCCCTGAGAATTGACGAGCCACAGCCTCTTTGACATCTTTAGCTATACCATCAACAACAGCTTTATTCATGCTGTTCTTTCCTGACATAACATCCTGTAAAAAGGAATGGATCGCCAACTCTGCAGGGTGGTTCATCTATGCGTCCTCAATTTCAACTATAGAAGAAACAATTTCCTCATCCGCTTCAGAGAGTTCTTCTGGTCTTCTATGCTCTTCCCATTTGGAAAGCGTTATTGAGTTCATAGACTCCACCCAATCGACAAAGCTATTTAGTACTTCTTGGTCATCTGTGGTAATCTCTACTAACTTTCCCATAGAAGCATTAACAACTGCATATGTTGCTCCGCTAGGAATACTCTTTAATTCGCCAGATAACTTTAGATTATACTGAATAGGAAAATGGTTCTTCCGTTGTATTGCACTAAATATATCTGAAATAGCTTTTAAGCTATCTCTATTTTTAATACGCATAAAGAAAGGGAATTCTTTAACTTCAACAGATTTGCCATTTACATCCTTAGCATCATCGAGTGTACACATTCCGAATATGATGTTATACCTTTTGGTACTTCTCATAACGTCCTGTGTTTCTTGTGGCAAGGACGAAAAGTCCTTGACATAACCTGAAGGTCTACCGCAGTTGAAACCTCCATAATTATCTTTTAAGTCTACACTGAGAGACTTGCCCATTACTGATCGTAGCATTCTACCAGAACCGCCATCAGGTCTGGTGTAGTTATCATCCCATCGTTGCCACTGAAACCTTTGCATAAAGGTTCGTATGGTTATTGTTGAACTGTAATACACAGTCTCATCAGGAAACTCAACAGCGTATGAACCTGCTTTGATTACAGCAACCTCCATGTTCTCCCCATCAACCTTCTTAGTCCCCATGATGTTCTGGTGAACCTGCTTAATCTCTGCCAAGGCAGAGCGTGATGATGGAGGAGTATTGGACATTCCCATAATGTCTGCCAAGCTCTCTTTTGTACCCATAATTTCTAAACTATTTTCCATATTTATTCTTCTCCTTAAAACGAATCAGTTGACTATACTACATAACATCCTTGGTGTCAAGCCAATTATTTCCTATCTTAGCTTCAAGCACCATTGGTACATTAATCTTTACATCATAGTATCTTTCTATAATGCCACTAAGGTCATCATTCACCTTTTTTATAACGCTAATGACCTGATCTTCTTCTGCAGGATGTATGTCAATAACAACAGAGTCGTGTACTGTATTGACAAGACAAGAGTTCAATCCTTCTAACCTCTCATCTATTTCCAGAAGTACAATGGGAACAATATCCCCAGTTGCAAATCCCTGCACAGGATAATTCTTTATCATAGTAAAATGTGTTGGAGAACCACTAGATCTTCTCTCAACATCTGGGAAAGCATACTGTCTGCCAGAGGGTACAGTAATCACACCCTCGTTTAATGCTTGATCCCCTAAACGCTTATGCCACCCTGCTATACCCTTATACTTTGACATGAAATGCTTGTAGTATTCTGCCTCAGCTTTTGTTCTTCCAAACCCTGTAGCTCCATAGAGAGGTGCAAAGGTGTGTGCCTTAGCCTCTTGACGACTTGTAGGTTGCCCTGCATCAGATATAACCTTGGCAGTGTAGCTGTGTACATCAAAGCCTGTACTTACTTCATCCATAGCTGTCCTGTCTTGCGATAAAAATGCTGCAACTCTAAACTCTAGCTGTGCAAAGTCTGCTTCTACTATCTTTCCGTCCTCCCACCTAGATACAAACACACGCTTAACAGGGAATGTACCGCCTCTTGGCATGTTTTGCATGTTAGGATTGCGTCCACTAAAGCGTCCTGTAGCTGTAACATGCTGAGTAAGAGATACATGTAGCATACCGTCTTGCTTTGTGTATGCCTTAATACCTTCCACAAAAGAAGATAAATAACTTGACACAGCACTCTGACGCTTTAAGTCTGTCAATAGGCTCTCCGCAACCGTCATACCCTTAGTCTTGGCAATGTTAATAAGTGTATCAAGATTGCCCTTACTCGTAGAAAAACCATTGGCACTCACCCAATCCTTTGACAATGGGAAAAATCCAAGACCTGCCATCTTATTTGACTTAGCAAGTTTATACCCTCTGGTGTCACATTCTGTACATCTAGAGGGCTTGGCAAAGGGTGTTCCGTCCTTCTTAATCTTATGTACTCTGCCCTTGCCCTTACATGTATGACATATGCTTGCTTTAGTTTTTACCATTATGTTACTGTTTTCTTTGACAGTTTTACGAAAGTCATCTTTGTTGTCTACAGATTCAAAGGCTAATGCCCACGCTTTTTTGTCCTTGAGTATCCTAGAAAAAATAACTTGACTTACCTGCTCAGGAGAATTGAGATTGATAGGTGTGTCACCCATTAGGTTCTTTACCTGATCCTGTAGTCGTTGCTCAATGTCCTGTAGCTCCTCTTCAAAGTCCTTCTTAACCTCTTCCAACTTAGTATTGTCAATAGCAAAGCCTTTCATGTACATTTTAGTAAGTGACTTACACACTTTGTTAGTAACATCAAGCACTTTGTCTAGTGACTTGCCCTCTGGCTTACTATACTCTTCTTGTAACTTCCAGTATAAAGATTGTGTAACCACTAAGTCCTGTCGCAAGTATTCTGACAACTCGTCCAAAGGTATCTCATTCGTTTGAAAGCCTCGTCTAAAGTAATCCTTGAGTGTGTCAGACTTCTTCATATCTAGATTATACCTCTCAGCACAATTCTCAAGGCTCACAGAACCCTTCTGACCTCTCTGTAGTATGTAAGCACCCAACATGGTATCAAAGATCTCACCATCGTATTTAAAGCCACATCCCCACAGCCACTGAAGGTCATACTGCAGATTGTGACCAATGAGTAAAGTTGTGTTGTCAAGAACTCTTTGTAATCTTTTGTCTGCATCATCATCTGTTATGACCTTTTCATTGTGGTCAAATACAAATACAGAGCCTTCCTTTTCTAAATAATCTTGAACACCTACAAGTGTCAACGAATTGTTAGGCTCAAAAGGGTCAAGATGTAACTTGCCATCCCTCTTTGTCGTTGTGTTCTCTACATCTAATATTATCTTCATTATACTTTATTCTCCATTAGTGCTGTCCAACTATGTGGAAAAAGCTCCAAGCATTTTTTACTTATTGGACTTGCTACTTCTCTTACCTCAATCTGGGCAGTCTTGTCAAGTCTTAATTTACATATTCTTGCGAAAGAGTACAAACTACCTGACCAATACCATTCTGTTATAGTGTTCTGTGGTAACACCATCCTAGCCATCTCAGGAGCTATACCTTCTTTCAACAGATTATTGTACGTCTGTTTCACAAACTGCATAGTACCTTGTATGTCATAGTCAACAGTCTTGTCACCTGATCCCTGCTTGATGCTCTTCTCAGGTCTTGTTCTCCACGTATCAGGCACATAAAACTCAGGCTCACTGTCTATGTAGCGTCTTGACACCTCGTTCCACGCTAGTCCTACCTGATGTTTAGCAAGTTGTCGTGCTACAAAGATAGGAGCTTTGATGTAGAACTGAAGGAAGCAGTGACTAAAAGGTGACCAGTGCTTGTGTTTAGCTAGGTAGGACAGTAGCTTTACATCTCGTTCTTCCATAGAATGTACTTCCTTGTTGAAAGAAACTCGTGCTGTGTTCACAACAGTAAGGTCTGTACCCATAGAATCTTTTAGTTCAACCTGTATCATGCTGTATACCTTCCTCGCTCTACATCTAACTCAACGTGTACCTTTCCATGCCATCCGTTTATCTTATTCTTAGCCACTACAATGTGTCGCTGTGGATCATTGTCTTCTTGTCCTTCCATCTGAGGATTTTTACTTAGTAAAAGCATCAAATCTGCTTCTGCCGCCTTGCCTGTCTTACTGCCTTCCAACATAGATTGATCCACATTGATCTTACCCTCTGCCTCCGCAGATAGCTGAGACATCCATATAATAGCACAATCATACTCTTTAGCTATATTTCTTGCGTGAATTGCAGCCTCCTTGAGGTATAAGTCCATCCTCTCTCCTGTTTTGTTTGCAAACTTATCACCCATATCTAGGACAACAACGTCAGGTCTTTCTACCTTTATCATATTTTCTACCCACTCCATTCTTTTCCCAGTTACATCTTTGATCTTTACATTGTTTCGTATCTTGTTGTATCTTTCCATAGCTAAGGCATGGTTTGCTTTACTACTGCCAATCTCAGCAAGAGATAGCTCTGATCTGGTACAGAGATACCTAGAGGCTACTCTATAGTAAGGCTCTTCATTACACAGAACTCTGCACTTTGCTCCCTGATCGACAAAGCCACCTCTTGATGCAATGATACTAGCGTGAAAGCTTGTCTTACCTGTATTGGGACGAGCACCCACTATGATTAGTTGCCCACCGCTTATACCCTCTAGTCTTCTAGCAAGAGAAGGTATGTTGAACTTCCACTTAGATCTCTGGTTAGACTGCTCTAGGATACTCTCAAAGCTAATATCGTCCCACTCAATCTTAAAGTTAGGAAGGAAGTTGTCTTGATGGTCACTAATAATCCTTCTTAATGGCTCTAATGTAGCTCCTTCTCCATTTACGTAATCAAACCCTATATTAGCAATCTTCTCTCCTACATGTTGTTGAAACAACTTAGACATTACGTCCTTAGCTATCTCTTTGTCCATGACCTGCTCTCGCTCTAACTTGCAGAACAACTCCCTAAACACCTGCTTTGATGCTGTAGTAAGAGTGCTGTTGTGAGAAAAGAACAAACCTTCTAACTCTCGAACAGTTATACACTCCTTACCGTAATTCTGCATAGCAAAATCAACGGTCTTCTTTATTTTACGAATGTCTTTACTGAAAAGCTCATCAGGACAGCGTGTCCCTTTGTGATCTCCGTAGAACTCTTTATCAAGCAGACTTCGTATTAACGCTAACTCTACCATCTAGTTTCTCCATTATCATTGTATCAAAATCTTCTTTACCCAAGTTCTCTATATAAAACCACTCGTTACTTCTCTTCTTACTTAATCTTTCTGCTATAGTGTGTGCCTCTCTTTCTGCCTTACCTCTGTCCTCTACTCGTATACTCGTTACTAATACGTAATCTCTGTGAGGACTACTTGTTTGATAAGAGTTACATCTATCTGTAGAATCAACCGCCTTACCTATTTTATACCAATTCTTCCATGCAGGATTTTTAATTATATACACTTCACCCTTATCACACTTTGTATAGTTTTGCAACGAAGAAAAAGCAGCATCGCTAAAAGATTTATAATTTCCCGGCTTGTACAAAGGGTGTTTGTTGGATATGTATTTACCATTAACTCGCATCTGAAGTCTGTTTATTTCATTTGATCTGGTTCTCTCACAATCTAAACATCTTCTAACTGGGGAGTCTTTTCCCCCATTATAATAATTACCCTCTCCCCAATTCTTACCTAGCTCTAATTCTACCTCGCATGTTTTACATTTATACATTTAAAAGCTCCCTTAATTTGTTAAAATCATTCACATTTTTATACTTTAAGTCGTCTGTGAGCCGTAAAACCTTAACATCTTTAACATAATTTGTCAATTCTTTGCTGTGCTGTAGCGTTTTTTGTAGGGCATCAGGATCAAGAGCGACTACGACCCTATCAAAGGTAGACAAAATATAAATATGCTCCTGTAGTAGAGATGTACCAAGAAGACCAAACCCTGTTACAGGGAAATAGTTTGCCACAGTTATAGCGGAAATAGCGTCCTCCACTAACACAGCCGTAGATATTTTACTTCTTTGTACAGTGTGAGAGAAATGTGTGGCATAATTACCATATTTATACCATTTTGGCAGTACATTTTTGTCTAAAGCTCTCCCTACAGCATCAATAACCTTGCGTTTTTTCATAATAGGAAACACCACCCTATTATTTTTTACATCGTGAAAGAGATTTATACTTGCCAAGTTCCATCTCATAATAAAGTCGTCACATTCATCTAAATCACTAGAGAAATACTCTGGTATTTTAAACTCAGATGCCTCAACCTTTATTGTGTGTCCATTCATCTTACGTTTTATATCTTCTGCT